GCCCGCCATGCGCGGATTGTTGGCAATGTGAGCATTGTCGATGATTGCCCGCAAGATTGACGTTTCGTTATCCTGCATTTCAATCGTAATGTCAGCCAAAGAACGCCCGATAACCGTATACGGTTGTGGGTCGATCTGCACCAAGTCGATGCAGTAATCTTCAACCTCATAGTGGTCAATATACTTGTACCCAGTGCCGCCAAGGATGAAGCAGTATCGCCGCTCAATCCCGTCACCTTCAAGATCAAACTTGCAGTAAACCTCGGTCAGCAGGATTTCCTTTTGCAGCAGGTCAGCGCTGTCGTTGTTCGTTCCGTCTGGCTGGTACCCGCGCCGCGCTCTGCTCTGGCCAGAGGCGTACTTTTCTTCTGGATCAGTACCGCAAAGTTCCCCCCAGTTAGGGTACTCCAAGCCCATTTCAATGGCCTCAGCGACCTTCACCGAGCGGTGATGGCCGTGTACCTTAGCGGTTTCCAAACAAGTAGCATTCCGATTGACGAAAAACTCATAGACCGGGAAGTCTTCGATGTGGATTTTGCCGTTGCGCCAGTATTTCCGGCCCTCAATGTCGTAAAGACCGTCAACTTTTTCGCTATCCGCGATTTCGATGAGTTCAAGGTCTTCCGCCGTCTTATAGGCGTCAACTTCCTCAGCGGTCAGCCCAGTGGCCTTGAAAAACTCTGGCATTGGGTCTTCTTCCCACCACGTTTTGATAGGACCGACCTTCAATTTCATAGCCTGATCGACAGCGTTGGAGAGGATTTTATACCCACCAGCCGCAGTGAACTGCTGGTTTACGAACAGCGCTTGTTGCTCAAGGATGGCAGCGTGGCGAATATGTGTTGGTAGGTATTCGACTGGCTTACGAGACTGCATCAACACGCGCATGATATTGGGCTTAGCGGCCCGGATGATGTCGCGTACCTCAGTCTTGACCGCGTTAGAGCGCCCTTCCTCTGTTGGAAGATCGCATCCGCCTGCATAGTACCGCTCAGCCCGCGACCAATCGTCCTCGAACTCGCCCCAAAGGAAGTTTATGGCTTCCTCGACCTCTTGTTGCAGTTCTGAGATTGCATCATCGAGTGTGATCCCGAAGTCATTAGCCATTGTAAATCTCTCTATCCAGTGTTACCCCAACAGAGGGTAAAATAGTCGTCTTCCGGCTTAAAGCCATACTCTCGCCGGGATATTAACAGTCTCTGGGTCGATCTGCGTAACCCCGTAGAAGATTTTGCCGACTTCCTGATTGTTTGGGGCGGCCGCGTCACCTTCTCGAACCCAATTCAGCGCCATGGTTTTCCACTTGGGGTAGCCAGTTTCGCCCACTTTGGCCAAAGCCGCACCGCTGATCCGCAAATTAATGTGCAGACGGTCATCGGTGATCGCAGGCGTCACCTCGTTGCCTTCCGCGTCAATCACGGCAGGCGTGAGAACCACCGCGCCGATGTAGTCGATATCAACTCCCGGAGAAGCTGTTACATTGCCTTCATCGTCAGCGATAAGCAGGTCATAGTAAAACGCACCTGAGAACCAATCAGCCTCTCTTTCGGCCCGTAGGAGCGTGTCAACCATGCCGCCCGAATAGTTCAGCAGCACGGTTACGTCATTGCCATCTGGGTCTTGGATGATCGCGCTCATGCCGAAGCCTCCGCTATGCCTGCATCTGCAAGATCAACATCCCACATTGCGAACTCCTCGATAATCATCGGCCCGCCTGAGAAGGCGAGTTGCAAGGGTGTTGCGCTAAGATTTGGCAGGGAGGTTGGGGTTAGATCGGCGGTTAGTGCCGTTCCATCCACCGCGCCGTTGATTGACGTGCTGGTGTGGTAGGATGCGATTTTGAATGGCACGTTGATGCCGGGGGAGTATGGGCTGGGATTTGCCTGAACGATTTCAAAAACGCCGGAAGATGCTTGTAAAAACCTAAATCTATCGGGCGCAGTCAAGGTGTAAACTTGAGGATATATTAGGTTCGCACCATCTAGCGACCAACTGAAAGGGATTACCTCAGAAGGAACCCCCGTATCCGCATAAGTCATTCGCCCGCGCATTGCGATGGACATAGCCGTTGCCGAATAGGGCAGTTTCGCCGCTGCAATCGAGACTGTTTCCGCCGCCCGTGTGGCCGTGGAGCCTGTGGTGGGGATGTATGACGAAGGGACGGAGCCTGCTTCGAGTTGGTTGTTTTTTGCCGACACTCTTTCAGTGCCTGCGGCAACCCACGCAGACGCAAAATTTGTTGCATTGGGCTGGAAAAACACACCTACATTCCCGGAGCCTGTGCTTGTCGCTGTTACTGTAATCGAGCACAGGAAATTGCCAGACCCCAGATTGCGTATAGTGCCTGATGCTCCAGCCTCTGCGCCTGCGACTATTCCATTAACCAAATCAAAACAGACGTGCGGGAATATGCCAGCAAAAATGCGCAAGGACACAAACTGGTGGTTGTCATACGTTAAAACAGTCTGATATGTGTACGCTTGGCCAGTTGTGCTGGAGAATGAGAACACAACACCGTGGGCGTTATTTGTTGCAGAGGCAGTTAATAGTGTGGCTGATGTTTTTGCAACGGCAACCGCCACCCAAGCCGCATTGGTGAAATCTTCCGAATACGTCACCAAATTCGTCGCCGCCGTAGGCTCCACGAGCATCCCCGCGTTTACCCACTCGCCGCCTTCATAGACGTGATGATTGCGCCGCGCCACGTTTGCCGCAGCCGTTTGAAGGGTGCCTGTTGCGTCGGTGTAGGTCGCGTTTCCGGCCCGCGTGAATGTCACCAGATCCGCAAACGTGCTGGCATTCCCGCCCGTGCGGTAGGTGTCCGCTACAGGGTCAAACACCAGCTTCGGGCTGAACCCGGCGATTGCGTAGGGATCATCACCAGTAATCACCGCCCCGAAGCTGTCAAACAACCGAGAAACGCCGGATGAAAGTAGGAACGCTTTTGTGCTCTCACTTTTCTTTAGCGGATGGTGCAGGGACTTCTTATAGTAAGGGGCACCCAGATTGTTGACGACATCGGCCATAGTTTTACCCTACCTTGGGGGAAGTCAGAACTTGGTACGCTTTTTGGTGATCGACAGCGCATCGCGTCCTGTGGAGGTCTGTTTTGGCACCATCCGACCAATAATGTCGCGGTCAACCGCTACGCGGGCTTTTTTGTTCATGTACGCACCGTTCCCTCCGTTCGTAACGGAATAGTTCGGCACTGTCTCAGGCGTCATCATCTTGCGCTTCATTGTGCAGTACCCCGCTGCAATCCGCCATTGTTGTAGTGGCTGCTGCCAGCGCTAGTGCCGCTGTTGCGCCCAGAACTCGGCCCTTTGCGCGAAGACTGCATCGAAGCGGTCAGCACATCCTTGTTCTGATAAGCGGCACCAGAGCCTTGTTGCTTGAAAACCCCAGAGGGGCCTTTAGCCGCCGCTGAGGGAAAAGGGTTCATCGCCCCACGAATACCAGCCATTCATAGCCCCTTTGAAAAACGCCCCTCACTTAGGGTATAAGCGAGGGGCTAGGTGAGGAAGATCAAGATAACCAACGAGTGTTTCCTGCTTATCACAAATACTTAGCGCTGTCAAGGCTTAAAGTGTCAGCGAAATCCGGGCGCTCTATACGACTTGGTGTCTATGTTTTTCCAACCACTCTTGGCAGAGAAACTCCCACTCCCGATAGCGCCAGCCTCGGCGAAGGTCAGGATGAATGCGTCAGCCAAGTTGGGCGACTTAATCCCGCGCCGCTTCATCTGGTCCTTGCTTTCGATGTCCACCTTACCAGACGACATAATCTTTTGTTCCACAGCAGCCAGTTCTTCGATAAGCTGCTCAAGGTGCGGCAACTGTGATGGAATATGCTTGTCAAGCGCCTCAAACCATTCCCGACCCTTGTACCAAAGCTCAGCCCGCAGACGCATGTACCTATCGCTCATAGCAGCCGCCTCAGAAACGTTCACCGCCAGCACTGGCAACCCTAACTCGTCAAGGCGGTCGTATACCCCAGCCCCCAGCCCGATGCTATCAATATAAATCTTCTTTGGTCGCTTTGACGCAGGAGTGCTGTCCCATTTTGACTTCACCCAGCCAACCAGCCGCATCAAATTGTCAAACCTCAATTCTTCTGCATCAAGGATGGCTCGGTCTGAGCGAGCAATAAACCCGGATGGGTCGCCGCCCCGCCCCGGATCAATCCCCCAAACGAGGGGATAACCTTCATCATAAACATCACGATCAACAGCGCTTTCCACGAACGCGCGAGGAATAACCGCGTCCGCGCCACTTTCAGGAAAGTTCCCCAGCACACGCACAGAGAACTCTCGGCTATCCTCGCCATAAGTGCGGCGCTGGCTTTCCACATAGTCAGCAGACACCCTAGAGCTATCGACACAACTCACCCGCCTAGTCAGCCATAGGTCAGCCAGCGTTGTCTGGGTCTTATAGAAAAACCCGCTTGGTTTCGTAGGGTTCCCGATCAGGATAGCAATAGCGCCTTTAGTAGACAACGCACCCTGACCAGTTTCATACACAACTTCATCGACGCCTGATGCCTCGTCAACGATGATCAGCACATGCGCAGCATGTACCCCCGCCAGCGCTTCTGGGTTTTCCTTCCTAGCAGTACGAAACGAAATGAAGTTGTTTCGCGTACTCGGCTTCCGCACAATCCGGTCAGAAATGCTTTCGACATTGGTGCTCATCCATTCCGGTACTTTTGACAACCATTTCTGGACTTCTGGAATAAGACCGTCATTCATCTGCTTAAATGACGGGCTGGTCACGATCACCTTAACATCATCGCGGAACAGCAAAAAGTGCAGCGCGTTCCAAGAGCAAAATGCAGTCTTGCCAACGCCGTGCCCTGATCTGATGGATAGCTTGGTTTCGCCTGCATCAAGTGCTTCCAGCATTTCGAGCTGCCAAGGCTCAATCTCTTTTACTTGCAGCACGTTTTTGACGAAGTAGACACGGCTTTTAGCGCACTTCACAATGACCTCTTTTGCCAGCACCTGCTGGGCGGGGTTCATAAACGAAATATCCATAGTTGGGCGGCTCCTTGTTCCCCTAGCTTGGGGGAATATGGCGGAAATCGCCTTACATGTCAAGCGCCAAAAAAATCCTTGACAAGAGCCAGAAAACGCTTTATAGATCAAGGCGGTCCTCCCTGGACCAACATGTGAGTTTCCTGGCGGTTGCCTTACATGTTGGGTGGGCGCGGTTGTTGGGTGCCGCGCCCACCACTCTTTCCCGCTATTAGGGGAAAACCAAAGGGTTCCAAAATAAATATCGAAAAATTTTTGCTGCCTGCTGCTCCGAGAAAATATTTTTTTAAAAAAATATTTTCTCGGCCACCAAAAATGGCCAAAAAATATTTTCTCGGTCACTGAGGGTGGTCGAAATATAAGTCGGGTACCGGATTCAGGCGAAGGGGGGGTCTGCGCCGATAGTTTAATGTTAAACTATCTCAGATCGAGATAGTTTAATGTTAAACGAATATAGTTTAATGATTAAACTACTTTCAAACGGCAGGTAGTTTAATACTAAACTATATTGTTCCCCCGGCTGAGGGGAACATATTCATATATCGGCATATCATAACATGTTAATGTTAATACCTGACTGTTATCGTCAGGCGTGCTATGCGCTGGACGCATGGCTGATGCGGCGTTTATGCCTATGCCTCTCAGAGGCTCTGAGAAGCCCGCCAGAGGGGCAAGTCTATCGGCCCTTATCACGGGCCATATTTTTGCGGCTTGCCCTATTCTCGGTAAATTCGGGTAGGTCTGACGATGCGAGACGCGCAAGGCTTTCAGCAACCGCGTCTGACACGGAACCGGACAGGGTCAGGCTCATCTCGCGTTTGACGGGCGGACCGTATGCCCGATCTAGGGCAAGTTGGATGAGCCGCGCTTGATCCGCAGGCTTGAGCCGTTCGAACGACTTGCCCGCGATTAGGTCTCGCAGGCGTTCAGAGGCCCGCTGACCTGCCTCCTGTAGCGCTTCCCACGCCTCTGCCGGGATTGCATCAGGGCGCGCATCAGCGGCGATATTTGGCGGCTCTGCAGGCAGAATTGTTATCGGTTGTGTCATCTAAATAACGCTCCACTTTGGGTTGAGTGCCTGATTAACGGCTCAAGTTTTCCTCTTTCCCCCGCCCCGATAGGGGGGGAAAGAAAACAGCCAATCAGGTGCAATAAAACTCAATAAAATCAAGGGCTTACAGCCTTACCGTTGCTAACTCGGTTTTCATGTGATCCACTACCATAACCCATTGATTTAATTAGTCTTTATCCTACCACATTGCCTAACCTGTTAGAAACTTTTTCTTTTTCTGACAAGAATCGAAAATCCTTTTACATGTGCTCATTTTTCCCTATAATATCAATGACTTAGCCGCTCTCAAAACAGTGAAAGTTTTCATTCTAACATGTAACTTACTCTAAGCCATTGATTTCATTACCTTTTATTTTTCCCCTCGTTTGGGGTACTTTATCGGCTCATCACCCTTGCATCCTGCCCATTTGTCGCCTATATACTAGGGCAGGGCAGCAAGCCCGCTGCCCCTATTGTTCACTCAACCCTTGAAAGGGACACAAGATGACAACTGAGCAAATCACATGGCACAATGAAGCAACCGCTATCTTGGTAAGCGTTACTGAGGGCGCACCCGCTGCCTTTACCCCGGTGGAAATTTCCTTGACCGTTGGCCGGACTGTGCCGGATGGCGATAAGGTAAAGCGGCCAGCGTGGCGCATAATGGCCACAATGGGCGGCGCTGACTTTATCGCCCCTAACGCTTTGAAAGCGGTTAACGAGGCAGTCAAAGCGAAGTTTGGTGGGACAAAATTCCATGACTGTGCAGGCGCGGTCGCTGATTTCAAACTACCCGCAATGGGCGGCGAAGATGAGAAAGCCGAAAAGCCTGAAATTGCATGGACTGAATACGAGAACGCGGCGGAACTGGTGGCAGAACGCGACAATGCCAGCGCGAATGCTACCAAGTTCTTTTCTGGTGAAAGCGATATGCGGGCGGGTCTGAAAGGACTTGGCCAGTCTATCGCAGCAGTCGCCGCAAGCCTTGAAAAGCCGAAAGCGTTTGCGGCATGGCTGGCCAGCGGTTCCGCTGATCTGCAAAAGGCATTGCAGAACAAGAACAGCAAGGCAGAACTGATCTTCGTGGGTAAGCTGCCGGATGCTTGGTTTGACAAGAACCCGGAAACCTCTAACAGCGCCAAAGCTTATCAGCGCAATTTCAATATTGATAAGAACGAACTGGCAGAGGATGCGGCGGCGCTTGCATGGGGCAAGAAAAAGAACGCGCCTAAGGCAGCGCAAGCGCAGAAAGCGTTGCTGGAAAGCCTTGCTGATGTTGCAGAGGCAGATACCCGCAATGGCACCCTTGCGGCCTGTTTCCTTGCGGCGCTGAATGCAGACAGCGACAACGGGTCTGTTATGCTGATCGAAGACGGTGAAGATGGTTTGCAGCCCTGCAAGGATGGGGCGGGGAACTATGTTTCGCCTATCTTGTTCGGTACTGGCAACCGTCCGAACGAGTTGATTGCCGCTTTCTGCAAGGCGTTTGCAGCGGCAGCGCCAGAGGCGCGGGCAGAGGCAGAGGAAAAAGAGGCAGACAGCAAGGCCGCTGCCGCCGTGAAACCTCGCGTGTTTGCAGAGTATGGCGTCAGTCAGGCAGCGGTGCACCTGTGCCGCATCTTGGCAGCGCGTGAAGACTGGCAAGATGTCTTCGCCGCAATGGACGGTATGGCAGAGCGGGCAGAAACCGAAACGTGGGCGCAAGTTTTGGCAGATGTCCAGAACGGCATTGACGAGGAGGCAGCTAAAGAAGCCGCCGCGCAGGCAGAAACCGATGCCGATGACGATGCCTAAGGCATAGGCCAAAACATACCCTAAGTAGGGGGAACAGCGGGCAAGGGAAACCTTGCCCGCTTTTTTGTGGCTGGATGGCAGCGGGCAGGTGGATCAGCGGGC